TCGTACAGACTTGCGGCCCATACTGGTTGGCATGTGATGATGGTCTAAGGCATAATCTCGTAGCATACGGTCTATCATACGGCTTCTACGCCCCTTTGGGAGTTCTTTGTATCCCTCATATCCAACTTCACTTAGGCTCACACTTACTACTGGCATAACTGGTCCTATGGGTATTTGTTATTAAATGTTATTATTGGCAAATAAAAAAAAGGCAACTTCATTAGGTTGTTGTTGTCATTGGTAGGGTGGGTGGGGGTGGGATAGGGGCAAGATGGGTTCGCTTCGCTCACGAAGATAAGGAAGGATATCCCCGGATACTGGTAAACCTGGAGATGTTTATTCGGGGATATGCTCATTAACTTCCCCTGATACCGGAAATACATGGCAACAGCAAAGACAGGTAGTTTTTACCTAAACGAACGAGTCAGTATGACAGCATTAGATGCAGATGGGAGTAGATCAACAGGAACTTTAGATCTCTCGGCTTATGTAAATGTACCAACTGGCCAAGCAATAGCAATTGACCAGGTTGATTTTATTTGGCAAACCTTTGATGGTGGTAGTGATCCAAAATCAATGTTGGGAGGCAATGGGACAGTAGGTGCACAAGTTACAGACTTAAATCCTGGTGGGGCTTTCGTCCTTGCTGATGATCAATCTCTAGTTGCTAGTGGTGCAATGTCAATTGATATTGCAAACAACATTGCATCTCATGTCTCTGACCTTTACCCTGATAACTTCGGCCCAAGTGGCTTGAGTGATATGTTCATAGTAGTTAATGACCAGCTCTACATTACAGCAGGTAATGATGGTGCGGCAGTGGGTGCAGTTAACGTATACTTGACCGCACGAATCCGTTGCAGAGTAGTCAAACTATCTACAAAAGACTGGATGGCAGTAGCGATACAATCAACAGCGGCAGATAATTGAGGTGCTTAGGTGCCTACTGCAGATTGGGAACGCGGATATGCTGCTGGTTATCATGCAGCACATCGGACAGATGTTAGAGACATCACTTCAGAACGTGGAGAGCCTAAACCTAAAGCCAAGAAACCACGCAAGGCATCTGCTTATAATCTTGAATACAAGAAGCAATATGCTAAACTAAAGAAGAAACACCCGCGTACATCCTTTGCAGGTCTAGCAAAGAAAGCACATAAGGCCACAAAGAAGGTGATGAAGTAATGCCAACCGATATGACAGCTAGACAATTGATTAAGCAAGTTCCTGCCATGGCAACTATTGATATGGATTACGTAGCCCAAACCGCTAGTTTACAGGGAGAAGGTTGGGAGGTTAACACAGAGTACAATATGTCTTTTATTTGGCGAGGCTATGTTGATATGGCTGGATATACCCAAGACGACTTAACTTTTTTTACTCAAGCAGTTGATATACAAAACTCCCTAGTGGCTGGTGGTACTCCTTTCATTGAAGGCTCAGGAGTTCAAGCCTGTATTATTCAAGATTTGGTAACTACCCGAAGGATATCTAATGAAGAGGCTTTGATTAATAATGTGGGGTTCTTAGACAACTTACCCGCACCCTCAATTCCTAATTTAGATATTCAAGAAGTAGTATATGGTGAGTTGAGATTATTTACACCTTATAGTACGGACAATGGGATATGGAGAGTTATTCAAGCGGATTCTTTCGGCATTGGGAACCCTACCGCTGCTGACCGATTGCACATAACTAGAATTGTCTTTCCTATGTTTGCAGGGGCTTCTGAAGCATTGTCAATTCCATCTTGTAATTTTATCATAGGTGGCGTCACCACTCGGGAAAAGGATCTAGTCTACATTGAAAGACTCCGTCGCGCTTACACTCAGGAAAGGAATTGAATGGCTAGTCTAGGATTAACACCCATTAGCCAACCTCATGAACTTTCACAGAATGAAGTCTACAATGCGTGGGCTCACTATACTGGAGTTCCTGAAGCCTTTACTGGTGGAGTGGGTGTAATTGGTTTTAATGTTGTAATGCAAGGAGGCCAAGCACGTCTAGGGATGAGTGCAGGATTATACCAGGGTGGTTTCTTGTCTGCATTCAGCAAAGAGTTTGTTTATGGTACGCTTGCAATGGCTACAATTCTGACCTTCGTAGATCCAGAGCATAAGATAGAGGGAGACTCCTTATGGAGTGGAGGATTAGATGAAACAAGATTCTACAAAGAACATCTTGAGGGTACCTGGACTGAAATAAAATCCAATGCAAAGACTAGCTCTATTCCTCTTCAGGGGAAACTTCGGTTTTAAGTTTCATTTGAAAGAGCTCTTCCTTGACTCTACGGTTTCTAATCTCTCTAATTATTTCATCATATAGCCCGCGATCCAATTGTACCATGAACTCCATCCCTCTCGCCGCGATCAAAGAAGCTATGAATTGTAACTCAGCAGTTCTCCATCCTTCAAACTTCTTCATACATCTTCCTCCCCGTAGTAATTGACCGTCACATGATGTTCACATGATTCAGGTTCCTCACGTTGTTGGTCTACACCTGACTTCCATCCACGAATATACTCATCGAGTAATTCACCTTCAAACATCCATCGGAATAGCCACTTCATTGTTTAGCCTCCTTTAGTTTTTTATTCTCTTTTTGAAGACTTGCAATCATTGCTTTCAGGTTAACTTGCATCTCTCCAATCTCTCGTACAGACTTGCGGCCCATACTGGTTGGCATGTGATGATGGTCTAAGGCATAATCTCGTAGCATACGGTCTATCATACGGCTTCTACGCCCCTTTGGGAGTTCTTTGTATCCCTCATATCCAACTTCACTTAGGCTCACACT